GAGGCCGGCGGCCGACATCGTCAGCGCCGCCACTGCGATCCGTTGCTTAAGCATCGCCACCCTCCTTCTGGCGCTTGCCGAGCCATGGACGGACCGCCTTCCAGATGAAACTTCCGATCAGCAGCAGCACGTAGAAGGCCGTGAGCCAGCTAGCCCAGTCCTGAACGCTGTACCCCATGAACGTCATCACGGTCACCGGTGCCGCCGGCGCAAGCTTCGCTGCTTCGTTTGCCATATCGGCCTCGATCATTAATTTCCCCGGTGAAAATGAAAAAGCCCGCCGAAGCGGGCAAAACAAAAGCCACCCGAAGGTGGCTTGTTCAAAACTGTTCAGGCGGCGCCGAGTACTGCTTTTGTGACCTTGCAAAGCACCGAGATTCCTCCCGAACTTAGCTTTCGGCTGTTCGGCCACCAACTGGCTGGATGCCCCTCTTTTCCCGACCGAAACGCTTTCCGAAACGAATGATCGGCTTCTCGAAGCCAACATGGAGCAGCCATGCCGTGAAGCAACTCACTGCAACAGCAAGGACTACGCCTTTGAAGCTATGTCGGAATTCGAGAAAAGGAAAATCTGGGGCATACCGATCAAAAGTCGTGAGTACTATTGTATGGACCAAATATAGGGTGTACGAAATATCCCCTAAAAACACAACCACTCGTGACCTACAGCGAATACCTCCCGTATGCATCATAAGCGCAACAAGTACAGCTAAGGGAGGAAGCATGTACCACGTATATTGCAAGAAATTGTTCCAGAGCGCGGAGGTTTTGGAATAAGCGATCGGCACATTCGCCAAAAACACCAGGCCAGCCACAAAAATAGCCGCAATCTTTAACGTGATTTTCGAGACCGATATCGACCTTCCCATCGATTTCCAAATCCAATACACTCCAAAACCTGCGACGATATAGATGGATTCCAGCCTACCATAGAATCCTAGTACTCCTTGACCGTCTCCGAAAACTCGGAAAATATTGCATCCAATAAAGAACACTGCCATTGCGATAAGTGCAGGCAAGCGCCCGGCATATGCCAGCACGCCGAATGCAGCGTAAAAAAAACACTCGATGGCAAGGGTCCACGCCGGATACAGGAAAAGAGTGTATGCCTTGCTATTCGGATCAGGATATGGAATCAACAACAGATTTTTAACCACATACGGGAAAAAATCTTCGTTTAACAAGGCTACCTGTACTTGTGAGATGGCACGCATAGGATCCGAAAACAATATTTCGAGCCATGCAAATTGACCCAACGGATACCAAATCAGCGCAAATATAGTGAGAAGCCAATAAATCGGGAGAACTCGGAATACACGACGGATCAGAAAATTTTCAGTTCCTGACTCAGTTATATACGCCACAATGAAGCCGCTAATCACAAAGAAAATGCTTACGGCCTGAAATTGGGACGAAATAGAACCAAAAAACTGATAGTTCGTATGCAGTAGTACTACGGCCAGTGCTGCGAACCCGCGCAGCGCGTGTATGGTGGTGATCACACCGAGCCCTCGAAAAAAGTGTCATCCAGACCCGCTAGCCGCCGCGGCTCTCTTTTTGGGTGGTGATTGTACCGTAACCATATCTAGTACCGTTGCCGATATCGGCATATCCGCCAAATACAGCAAACTGGTGAGACGTGAGCAGCCAGTCCGGGCGTGAAGTGCCAGGGTGCCGCCCCGTCTTGTCTCATTCAGCTATCGCAGGCTGCGAAGGCCACATCACTGGCAGCTTAGTCAGATCCACGCGATTCACTGCCACTCGGTATTGTTTCCAGGCGGTCAACGATGCGGTTTCTGCCGCCGTTGATGTGCCCAAGTCAGCAGCATCTTGCAGGGGTGCTATGCGTAGCGCAGCTTCGGCCAGCAATGCATCACGCTTCGCTCCAAGCTGGGCGACAGTCGGCGGTAACGGATCAGCTTGCATAGGGCGCCCGTCCGGACCCGCCGTAATGCGCTTGCCGTTCGACTGTCCTTCGAAGAGGGCGGCGTATTCTTCGTCTGAGACCTCCACAAGATCCGTCGGGAGAGTGGCGTAACTCTCCAAAAATTCGACAGGATAGAAACCATTGGTTGAAGCCGAAAATTTCCAAGTCATATCAGTATCCGATTGCGTACCATGAAATTGCCGACCCCGCGCTCGATCCGTTGTTGAATACCGTCATGCCGGATGCCGTTGGATTACCGTAGCCTCCCGATGCCGCGTAACTCGCGCCGTCAGTATTTACAAACGTAGCGCCAGCCGTAAGAAATGCGTTAGGGAATGTCACCGGAAAGGTAACACCCGTACCACTGCCGCCACCAAGCCCCGGCGCCTGCCCCCAACAGAAAATAAGCGAACGCTTTGCGCCACCATACCCAACCGGCACGCGGAAATATCCACCGGGCCACGTCAGCACAGACAGAAATTCATTGGCGCTGAGTGCGCTTGCTAGGTTGGCACCTGCAGCAACATCAAACGCCTGCGACGCTAAACCTGCCAAAGCAGCCCATCGCGCATCACCTGCGGCACGGTTGACAGCATGGTTGGCCGCAGTAGCAGCCGCCACGCTGAACGTCTTCGTTGCATCCCCATTCACAGCCGCGGCAGCGGCCTTAAGATTCGCCAGAATAGTCGCCGTAGTTCCGTCGTCTAGGACATCCAACCCGGTGCGATCAGAAATGAACTGCGCCAGCACCGCCGACATGATGCTCGACTGCCTCCAAACCTTGTTGAGCTGGGCAGACTGCGCCACGCCGGACGAGAAGCCAGCCGTGCGCGCGGCCAGACCCGAATACGTGACCTGGGAGATGACGTTGGCACCGGCACCGCCGCCGAATACAAGAAAGTCGTTTGCCATATTTGCCTTTTACAGGGAAGTACCCCAAGCACCGGTGTCGAAACCGGCGACCAGGTTATTGCTCATGTCGAAACCGAACATCGGCGCGCCGTCCACCGTTGTCACGATGACGATGTTGATGCGCACGCCTTCGGGCTTCAGCGGAATGAAGCCGTTCGCCAGCACCGCGAGGAAGACAGCCGAGGGAATGACGCTGGCGATGCCAATCGTCATGGACATGTCCTGGTTGTCCTGAATGAAGACGAACGTGCCGCCGCCGAAGATCGAGTCGAGGATCGCCTTCGAAGACTCGAGCGTGCCGTCCCAGTGGTTCGCACCGATCTTCGCGCGGATCACCAATCGGTACGTGTCGTCATCCAGTCGCGTGAGTCCCGCGTCGGGATCGAACGGCCCCTTCCAGCTTCCCTGGTCGAATCCCAGCCCATCGATATCCAGCGAGAAATAGACGCCGGTCAGCGGTACGGGCACGTCCCGCGAGATGCCGACCCAAAGACCGATGGTGTCGAGCTGGTCACCAACCGCATTGTCGAGGTCGAACTTGCCCGGCATGGCGGACAGGACGTTCTGTAGGTCGACCATCGGCTCGGCCAGCGTCTCGACCACCTCCATGAACTTCAGGCGCTTGTTATGCTCGCTGGTGATCAGGTCCGTGTACTGAGAGAGGTCCGCCATATCAGGTCACCGTCAGCACAACGTCGGCCGGCGTGCATGACGCCACCTGGTTGAACGCCAGCGCCACGTCCGGCGCGCCCGCACCGCCCGGCCCCGTCAAGGTGAGAGCCGTCAGCTTGAACGTCGTGCCACCTCCCACGCCATTCGCCGCGGTGATCGCGTCCGCCCATTCCACACTGCCGGAGACGCCGCCGCCGATGTCCACACCGTTGATGTAGTCGGACACCGCCTGCTTGATCGCATTGCCCGTGGCCGTCGTGTAGCCGGCCAGCGACTTCAGCGAGATTGCGACCGTCAGCGCGGCGCTCGACGGCCGGTAAAAGCGGATCGTGATCGGCCGCCCATAGATGTCCTGCACGACGGTGGCGGTCGTGCCATAGGTTGGCGAGCCCGGTGTCTTCTTGCGCGCGATCGCGTTCGCGATATCGGTGGAGTCGCCGCCCTCCACCACCAGAGAAATCGAGTGCGGCGGCAGCCCGTTCGCGTCCGTCGTGGCGGTGTCGTTCTCGTACGCACGCAGGCGCGTCACGCCCGGTACGTTGGACACGGCCCCGATGATGCCGTCGAGCACCGTCAGCGAGGGCAGCGCTGTGGACACCGCCTGCCGCTGTCGCAGCGCCGCATCCGACTCAATCGGCGCGCCGACAGCCGCCGCTGCTGGGTTGGTCACCGTCTGCCATCCGCGCGTCGGGGTTCCAATCTGATTGATCGTGCCAGCCGCCGCCGTGACGGCGCCGAGCGCGGTGCACGTTCCGGTGACCGTGATCGCACCACCCGGCGGGACGACAACGGTCGCCGGCAGCGTCCATTGATTGTTGTTCCCGTCCTTGGCGATGCCATTGGTGATGGTCACGCCGGCCTGCCCGACGATGAGCAGATCGGCGGTCGAGAACGACGCGGCCTTCTTGGCGATACCGTTGATCTTCACATTGCTGGCCAGCGCGTCGCCCTGCGCGGTTGCCGGGCTGAACGACCGGTAGATCGCGACGGCCGTGGCGTTGGCATCATTGATGGCCGACGCGAAGACAGCGAGCAACTGCCCATCCTGGCTGTCGGCCTCCAGATACGTGTCCGGACCATAGATCCCGCGATACCGGTCCTGAAGGTATTCGAGGACTTCGGCGTAAGTCGGCGCCGAGATGCCGTTTTCATCGATCGTCGGCGCGGTAGTCGTGATGGCCATTACAGGGTCGCCTCGATCTTCACGGGGTCGGCCCCGTATTGGGTTGTGATGGTTGCAACGACGCTCAGCTTTCGCGTCTCGGTATTGAGATCGCTCGAGTAAGCGACCAGCGCCGTTACGCCCTGCGTGCCGAGAATCCGCTGCCGGATCGCCGCGTCGTAGGTACCGCCGGTGTACTTACCGACGATCTTGTCGAGCGGCGTGCCCTCGGTGATGTCGAGGAACCATTCGCCGCGGAACAGGCGCAGCCGCGTGAGCACCGCCTGCACCACCGCTTCGGGCACGTCCTTGTAAAAGTCGGCCTGCTGCCCGCCGAAGACGTAGTCGCCGTCAGCGTCGAGTTTTCGGTACCGCATGGAATTCCTCAGTTTGGAGGATTGGTGTTATTGCCGGCGCCGTTTTCGCGGTGGGTGTGCGTGTCGTCGACTCGCTTGCCGTTGGCCGAGATCTGGCCGATCACGTTCAGCACGCCGTTAAAGACGGCGGCGGCGCCGCTGAGCGCGCTGCCCACCATCCCTCCAACGAACGTCAGCAGGCCTGTAATGGTCACGGACGCCGAGAACGTGGAAAGCGGCGCCACCACGTCGAAACCGCCCGGCGCTACGATCCGGACCTTCTGAAGGGTCGGATTCATCTCGATGTAGGTCCCGCCATTTTCGGACCGGAGTTGCGTGGCGGTCGTGCTGACGTTCGCTAGCGCGCGCGGCACCGACCGGAACCCGAGCAGGACAAAGCCATCGGACAGGTCATGCATCCGCAGTTCGGCCTGCTCCTGTACGCCGCCGGACTGCCACCACGCGTCGATGCAGCGGCTGGCGAAGACGACCAGGCACTCGTCGCCCTCGGCGACCGGGAATGTCAGCGTACAATTTCCGCCAGCGGGAAACTGCACCGGGCAGTCCACCAATACCGGCAGCGTGACGCTGGCCACCGTTCCATCCTGCTGCCGCACCTTCATCTTTATCGCGGGCTGCACCGAGCAGGTGGGCGGCCGGCCGGGGCCGCTCTGGAACGACTGTATGATTCCCGGCAGAGCTGTCCAGAGGCCCGCGCCATAGCCGTCGAGCGCAGCACGAAGCGCTACCTCGGCGCCGCCGATTCTTTCGAGTCTGTTCATTGAGGTCCGAAATGAAGAAACTGCCCCTGCTTCTTGCGCTGATCGCCAATGCTGCATTCGCGCAGACGGCCTATGTCACGCCGCCGGGAACGCGGAAGGTCGGCGACACGATCGAGACATCGAAGTCCTTTTTTATCCTGCATGAGTCGGCACCGTGCGGCCTACCGATCGCCAACGCCAAGAACATGCACAAGGCTGAGATCTACAACACCAGCGTGCCCGACATTGGATGCTGGGGCACCATCCTTTCAGCCACGAAGGGCGACTACGTGGTCATCGGCCCGTACGGGAACGTCTCCAAGGGCAACTTGGTCGGCTTCTCTAAGGTGAAGCTACAGCCGAACGGAAGCGGCGTGATCATCGACGGATGGCCGGGAATGTGACTCACCCCCAAGGCTTGATCACATCCGCTGGGGGCACCACCTGCTGTTCCGTGAAATTCTGGACGCCGGCAGTAGCGTCAGCGGCGAGACAAATGACTTCTGTGTAAAACGCGTTGCCGCGCGTGTCACCGCTGTGGCTCGCCACCATCACGTAGTAGTACCCGTCATCCTGCAGATCGTTGCCTTCCGCGGTAAATCCCTCGCCAGCCTGCTGCTTCACCGCGAGACTTCTCTCACGCTGCTGAACACTGCGGTTGTCGATCCTTATCAGCGCGCCGATCTTGACGTTCGGATTGAGCAACATCTTGATCGTGATCCCGTTCTGCGTCTGCTCGGGTAGCCCGACCATGCCAGTCTCTGACGTGATGACGGGAATATCGCCCGGCATATAGGACGTCTCCGGGATGTTTATCACCTTCCCGTCCTGAATGCTCCAGACCGTTTGGGCCGTCCTCGCGGTCTTAGCGAGGAAATCACGGACCATCCCGAACATCACTTTCCCTCGCGGCAATGGGTTCGTAGGAAGCGGCGGGGTGTACCCCTGAGTGACGCCGTACGGATTCATTGCCGTACATGCGGCGGCGAGATGATCTGACACGGTCGATCCCGCCGCCAAGGTCGTGTTGATCACAGCGAAGTTGTATGCCGAGTCACCATCGGCTGCAGTGATGTCCAGGTAGGTATCGGTCTGGCTATCGCGGCCGCGTCGAACCTGCTTGATCGTGCCATCAAAGATGATGCCGTAGTTGCCTTGGTACCCCGCCTGCAAGACGATGCGCGTGTACTCGTACTCGATGCGCTGCTTGGTGTTCTCCGAGAGGTTGTAGACCCGAACTCGTGCCGAGTTTGGCGTCTGCGTGTCTCCGCGACGGATGTCAAACACGATCCGCAGGTCGGAGAGATCGATGGCGGAGCCGGCGTCGCGCCCAATGATCAGGGAGACCTTCCGGCCGAATTGAGGCGTGCTCATCAGTCAGTCACCCAGAACACATGAGACCCGATGCCCAGATCGTCGTAGGTGGGCACGTCGTCGGGATTCTCTGCCCCTTGCACCCACAGCCGACCGCCGAATTGCAGGTGCCGGTATTGCCCCAGCAGATCCACGCCGGTCACCAGCGGCAACCCTCTGACCAGCGGTTGGTTCGATGCATCGGCAATATCCAACACCCAGCCCGCGCCGCCAGCCTTCCGATATTGCACGGTCAGCCGATAGTCCACGCCGCCGAGCGTGATCGTGAAGCGCTGCGGATCCGGCGACAGTGGGATCTCGAAGAAGTTTGGCATCTACATGCTCGTCGGTGGTACGGATCCGCCCGGCGCCGGCGTTGCAGGTACAGCCGCCTTGACGCCAGCGTTTTGCGTTTCCGCAGTGGCCTGTGGGTCAGCCTGGTCTTCCTTCGACGGCAACTTCGTCGCCTGGGTCTGAACGATCCGGATCTGCTTCAGCGTCGCCGTGACGTTCAGCGCGGCGCCGGTCTTCTGGTCCTTGGTCACCGACAGCGACTTGAACAGCATGTCGCGGTAGATCCGCAGCGACGTCACCACGTCGAACGGCTGCCGCGTCTCCTGTAGCGCGAGCAACTGCGAGTAGACCGTGCTGACGTAGTCGGCCGTCGGCAGCTCGCCGCCCTCGAAGATCGATTGCAGCGTGCCGGCCAGCGCCGCGATCTGCGAATTACTCCACCCGCACTTCAGGGTGAGCTCGGGCTGGCGCTTGAACGCGTGGTCGTTGATCTCGGCGCCCTTCTCGACCGGGTGCTCGGTGATCTGCAGCTCATCGAGGTGCGTTTCCTCCAGTTCGACGCCGATCTGAATGGTGCCAATCCGCTTCGGCACCATGAAAATCATGTCGAAGATCACGAGATTGCCCCCTGAAGATTCCGCACGATGTCGCCGTTGACGCGCGCCTGAGATTCCGCGGCGGCGCGGCCAGCGGCGGCAGGGTCGGACACTCCGTACAGATTGATGTTCGTCTCCTGCTGCAGCGACACAGCGGCCGCACCGCGGCGTGCTGCCTCGGCGTCGGCCTGCGCCGGCCTCTCGTAGTACCGCGACACGATCTCTCCCGCCTGCTGCGCGTTCTGCGCGGCCCGCAGCAACCGGCCGGCGCGCTGCTCGGCGCCCTGCGTCAGCTCGTAGTGCACGAACTGCAGTTGCTCCATCAGTGACGACTCGCGGATGTCCTTGCCCGACCATGCCTTGAAGTTGGCCTGCCGGTCCGGATGCCACTGCGCGGCGCCGTATGCGCGCCCGTTGTCGCCTACCGCCTGGGGATTCAGGTTGCTCTCCCGCTGCAGGTTGGCAACAAGGCCCGCCGCCGCATCATGCGACCAGCCCATGCGCTGGAAAAACCCGACGGCGTCAACTGCGGTGCCGCTCGGGCGTTGCTGCTGCCCGGCCGCCGCGCGGCGCCTTGCCAGCTCCGCTTCCTCGCCCGTGTTCAGGCTGCCGCTGTAGAGCGCAAGACCAGCGCCGCCAAGCAACCTCCCGAGGAAGGGGAAGGCGCGCGCCAGCCAGCCGCCGGACGCCGCAGCGCCCGCGCCAGCCGCTGCACCGGCGCCTGCACTGCCTGCACCACCGGCAGCGGCCACGGCCGCCGTGGCGGTGCCCATAGCCCGCAGTGCCGCAACCATCTTCCACAGGCCGCTGACGATCTTGAATCCGCCCAGCGCGCCGAACGCGCCGACCAGCAGCAGGATCTTCGTGGACCAGCCGTCTGTGACCTTGTCGAGTTCGATGAACTGATCCGCCAGCCAGCGCAGCGGCGGCCCCAGCGTCTCGACGGCCACCAGAATGGCGCGCGCGATGTCAGCGACACGCTCGGCGATCTCGTCAGCATGCTCGTCGAACCAGCGCTGGAACCGCTCGAGCAGCGGTCCAACCTTGCGCAGCAGCGCGCCCTCGACCTTGATGCCGAAGTTCTCGAACGTCGTACCGAGCTGGCGCAGTTGCACCATGAAGCGGTGCGAATCCCCGGCCGCCTTGTCAAGCCCGCTGTTCCGGGACATATCCCGGTACTGCTGCATGAACTTGGCGAAGTCGCCGCTGCGCATCGCGAGCAGCAGGTTCTCGTCGATGCCGAGGATGTTGCCGTACTGGCTTGCCAGCCATGTCGGCTTCTCGGCTAGCTCCTTGCCGATATCGGCAAGGATATCCACCGTGTCGCGCAGTTCGCCATTGGCGTCGCGCGTGCGGACGCCCAGCGACGACAGATAGCTCTCGCCCGCCGGATTGTTGCGCAGGAACTTGGCCAGGCTCTCGACCGCGCCGAATGCAGTCTCAGTCGAGATGCCGAGGTTGCGCGCAGCAAAGTCGAAGGCCTTCAGGCTGGTGGCCGCAGCGCCCGTCCGCTGTGCGACGAAGTAGATTCGCTCGAGCTTGGAGGCGAACGCTGCGACACCGGCGCTTACGGCCAGCGCCGACGCACCGATGGTCGTCACCAACTGCTTGACGCCCTTCGTGGCCCGCTCCACGCCCTCGTTGAAGTTCTTCAGGCCCTTCTCATCGACCTTGAAGCCCAAGGCGACGAGGAACTCGCGGATGATGTCTTTATTGGCCATTCTTCGGATCCAGCGCGCGGCGTGCTGCCGCCTGGTTGTCGGCCCGGACGGCCAGCGCGTCGTTCATCAGAGCGATGTCTTCCAGACCGAGTGTGCCGTCGAGTAGCGACTCGTACTTGCACATCCCCTCGAGCACCGGCGCCAGCAGCCAGTCCTCGCCGCCGGGCAGTTGCCTTAGCCAGCTGGTGTCTCTGGCTCCGGGCTGCTCGGCAGGCTGGTAAGCAACCCTTGAATAAAAGGGCCGAGATTCGCCACGACCACCTGCACCACGAGCGGCAGGATGACGCCCATGTCCATGTCCGCAAACATGTACTGCTTGCTTTCGACGGTGACAACGCGCGCCCAGCCGGTCTCCTGCCAGCGCTGCACCGCCGTCAGGCAGTTGTCGACCACATAGTCGGCGTCGGCGTCTGTCATGGCTGCCAGCGCGTCTGCAAAGGGCTGAAGCGCCTCGCTGAAGCCGTCGGCATCGCCGCCAAGCAGATCCAGCGCTCGATCGACGCCGGTCTTGTCGTCCGCCGCGGCTTGCGCGCGCAGGTTGGCGCCGAGTTTCAGGAAGGCCGGGATCATCGGCGGAATCACCGGGGCGATGCGGCGCGAGACGTGCAACTGCTGCTTCGCGCTCAGTCGGCCGATGGAGTACAGGTTGCCTCGAATTTCGATCTCGCGGCCCATCAGTAGGTCCCCAACATTTCGTCAATGCGCACGGCGTCGAACACCCATTCGACCGTGCCGCCGTCCTGCGCGTACGTCAGGTCCGGCACCTTCTTGAAGGCGCATTGCACGGCGGTCACGATGTCGCCCGCGACCGACTGATTGATAACGATCACGTTCTTGCCCCACAGCCGGCTGTCCAGCTTTTGGCCGTTGTACAGCGCCATCAGGGTTCGGTTCACTGGCGCCGTCTTCAGGTACCGCAGCGTGATCTGGCCGGAGTTGTCGGCATGCAGGCTGTGCATGCCCTCGCCGTCCGCGCCGACGGTCATCACGTTCTTGTCGTTGGCCATCGCGACGGTGATGCCCTCCTGCGCGGTGGCCTCGCCGTATCCCAGCGGGAAAGAGCCGCCCGGGCCCGTGATGGATGCCTGGACGTCGATGAAAGAATAGGTACCCGACATGGTTTCCCCTATCAGCGGTTCACGTTGACCAGGATGTCAACGGTGTGGATTGCGCCGGCTTCCTTGGCGGCGATTTGGAACGACACCGACTTGCGCGCTTCGCGATCGGCCTGCGACTGCAGCGCGATCGGCGGCACGTAGATGTAGTAGCCCTTCGCGAGCGTGTCGCCCTGCTTCAGTGCGCCGAAGCCGGCCGAGTTCCAAACTCCCGGGGCGAGATAGCCATTGTCCACCGCCTGCTCGCAGACCGCGGCGATAGCGGCCGCGATCAGCGCGTTGCCGGCATCGGTCTGCGGGATCTTTGTCGGGATCTGGTAGAGCAGGTTGTAGACCGCAGTCTGAATCGCGTTCTGGAACCAGATCGAGTTGTAGACCGAGTCGATGAAGATGCCGCTCGGCGTGACGCCGTACTGCACGATGGCTGTGTCGTTGTCGTACTCGACGAACACATTGCCGCGCTTGTCCTGCAGCACGTTCGCCTGCGTGCTCGACAGGGTCTCCGGCACGATGCCCGGCTCCTGCTTCCACATCAGCGTGATGGTGCTGTTGTTGGCGTTGAAGTCGGTAGTCAGCAGGCGACCGAGCAGCGACGAGACGGCGTACGGGCTGGTGCTCGAGAACTGGGCGGGCGAGTACTTGTAGGCCTTCGCCTTGAAGCGCGACAGCAGATCCGTGGTCGCGGTGCTGTCGAGCGCCTGCGGCTCCTGCGTGGTGGCCCCATACAGGTGCCGCTGATCGGCCTCGATGAGGTCCGCCACGGCGACATGCTGGTCGTTCGTCAGGCTGGTGTCGGCAAACTCGATTCCGAGGAATTTGTTAGCGAAGCGGTCGAGGAACAGCGCCACGCAAGCATCCGGCGCTTCGGCAACGATGCCATCCACCGGCGCGGACGCGAGCGCGGCGGTCATGCCGAGCATCGTCGAAATGTCGGTACCCGAGCCCGTAGGCGTCGCGTAGCTTATCTTCGACGTGGCGCCGCTGGTGGGCGACGTGATCACGAACTGCGTGCCGTTCCAGACGCACGTTGCGCCCGCCAGCGCGGTCTGGATGATGGTGGCCACGCCGTTCAGGTTCGTCACGCCGGAGAAATCCAGCGCGGACAGCGTCTTCACCGTCGCATCGACCGTGACCTTGAACGAGCCGGCGGTGACAGCCTTCCACGTGTTGATGTCCTTCTGCGCCGTGGAGAGCGCCGCGCCGCGGAGCAGGCCAGAGGTCGCAGTCTTCGCCCACCGACCGATCTTGAGTTCGGAGGGCTGCGGCGTCTGCTGGAAGTACAGCAGCGCGGCCAGGTACTCCGGGGCCGTGGTGCCGAAGTCGGAGGACACTTCGGCGATCGAGCCGTACGACCGCATGCGCTCGTTGGTGTCGATCACCGGCGACGCGCCGAGCAGCAGCGCCGTGTTCAGGTTGGCGCCCTGAGCCGCCCGCGGCGACATATTGATGGTGACGTCGATCAGCCGCGAAACCGGCAGTCCGTTGGACATGTTGAACCCCTACTGGTCAATGTTGGTCGTGCCGGCTACCGGCGGCACCGAATCGGTGGTGTGCTGTACCTGGGCGGACAGCAGGTTGAGGACCGGGTAGGTCCGGGTGATCTTGCGCCGCAGGGTAAGCGTCAGGTCGTACCGCCGCACCCATTGCTGGTTGACGAACTCCGGCGCCGGGCGGACCTCGCTGGCGCTGACGAACTTCACGTCGTGCAGTGCCAGGTGCTCGCTGTTCTGCGGAATGGCCATGCCATCGGCCAGGCGCTGCGCATAGCCGCTCGCGCTCGGGCCGTAGAACGAGCACAGCGACTCGATGTCCTGGTGCCGGATGTACGTGTCGCTGCCATCGCCGTCCGGGTCGTGCTGGATGGCTGGGCCGGCGTCTGGCGTCTGGACGGTGATGCCGATCGCGCACCAGTTCGTGCCCGGCTCGGGCTGCTTCGGCACCGTCGGCTGACAGCGCGGCCGTACCATCGCGCCGGGCAGCCCCGTCACGCCGGCAACCACTTCCTGCAACAGGTCGTCGAGCGCGTCGTCCTCGAGCGGCGGCGATGCGACGGCTGGTGCCAGCGGTCCGCCGGTTGCGCTCGTGTTGGTCATGCTCTATCCCGAGAGTGGTTTCAGTTCACAGGTGGCCGCGACAAAGCCGCGCCCGAAGTGGCTGTAATCGTTGACTACTGCGACGGTGTAGGTCCGGCCCTGCCAGATCACCTCGTCGGCGTCCGCGCCGTCGCCACCGTCGCGCAGCCGGAACGGCGTGTGTAGCGTGATCGAGCCCGTGATGCGGCTGCCGTCCGATCCGCGCGTCAGCACATCGCCTGCGTCGCTGGTCACGACCGCGGCGAACGGTGTATCCGTCGGCGTGTTGGTCGCCCGCCCGCGCGAATCAACCGTCTGCGTCATTCGCCGGCACAGCAGGCCGGTGTCCATGAAGTCAGGGTCGAGCAGGATGTCCGTGACATCAAGGAATGCCATGGGTTACCCCTTCTTCTTGCTTCGGATGACGTAGATGGTGCTGTTTCGGTACTGCGCGGTATCCACGAGCGTATCCGTTCGCGTGACCCCGCGGCGCCGTCGCGCGGCGAGCGTCGATTCGGATAGCTTCGGCTGGATGTTGCTGTTGATCTTCGCCCGGACGGAGTTTTGCGCTACCAGCCCGGCGGATGCCATGCGCTTCTCGGCGCGCGGTAGGTCGCCGTCAAGCGCCGCCTCGACAGCCTTCTGTAGATGGGGGACATACTTTTCCTCGGACGCCTGAACGCCGGGCACGAGGTGCGGGCGTGCAGGGATGTTCGCCGCGGGAGAGCCGTTTTCCATCAGGTAGCCGATCACGGCATTGCTAATGGGCTCATCTTCCTTCCTATCGCCGGCCGTGCTGTCTGGCACGCCGACAAGCACCTGCTTATCGACGAGCCCGCTGATCGACTGGAGAACTTCCTTCAGCCGATCGGTCTTGATGAAGCCCATGGGATGCTCCCGATGGGCTGCCGCGGCTACAGCTGCATGCCGCCTGCGCCCATCATTCTGGCGAGAGTCAGGAACCGAACACCGTAGGTCGTCAGGTTCCACATACCGGCGGCGTCAATGGTCGCCGCGCCCGTGTCATAACTGGCGCTGACCTTGTCGACTGCCTTGGAAGAAAGCGGGCCTGTGACCTGGCCCGGTGTGCCGCCGACGGCTGCGGTTGCCTCGTCCCGCGCGCCCAGCACAAGGTGGTGCGCGGTACAGAGTTCGATGCCCTGATCGGTCAGAACGCCCCAGCGGCAAGGGTTCACCAAGGACACCGAGACGGTCAGCCAGAAGTCGACAGTCGCGTCGGGATACTTCGTCTTGTCGGCGAACTCCGGAAAGTCGTCTCTGAAATCGTCTGGTGTCATAGGTGGTTGGCTGATGCCCCTTGCGAGGCATCATACCCCGTTACTTTTTACCGGTCTGCTTGGCCGCCGCCTCGGCCGCCTTCTCGCGCTCAGCGATGGCCACCTCGCGGGTGTCCAGCGCTTCGGCACGGGCGTTCAGGTCGGCTTCGCGCTGGTCGGCGGCGCTCACGCGCTGAGCCAACTTCGCCTCGCCGTCGGCCAGAACACCGGCCCGCAGGTCCAGCTCATCCTGCAACTCTTTCAGCTCCTTGGCCTTCCCTTCCAGGAACTCGCCTGCGGATTTCAGGGCCGCGCGCTCCTTTTCCAGATCAGCGTCCGCTTCCGGGCTGGCCGGCGGTGCGTCGCCAGTGTGTGCCTGGACGAACCAGTGCTTGGCGATTGCTTCCGACACCTGATGGTTGCCCACCGGGAACTCGTGCTTCTCGCCGCCGTGGCGCAGGTTGAACGCCTTCTTGACGTAGATAGTCGGCATGTCGCTCTCCCTTACACGCCGTCGCGGTACGCAACGGTTTCCGGATAGACCACTTCCACCACGCCCAGACGGCCGAAGTAGGTGGTGATCTGGTTGATGCCACGGTATTCGAGCGGCGTGCGTTGCAGCGGCACCATGGGGAACCGGATGCGGTTCTTGTCCTTGGTGTACGCAACCATGCGGTTCGCGCCCGCTGCGCCGCGCCCCGTCAGCCACTTCGACGGGAAGATCTCCAGCGGGCGGCCGTTCAGCCCGTTGGCGATGCTGTTCTCGCGTAGGTAGTTGAGGACGCTGATATTGCCGGCGTCGCTCACCTTTCGCTGCACCAGACGCGACCAGTTGGTCGGGTCCAGCAGAATGCGCCCCGGGCACACCGCGTACGCCGCGGCGCTCCACGCGCTGTCCAGCAACTCGTTCACGTCATCGAGCATCTGGTCCGGCGTGGCCGTGGCCCAGTTGCCGGTGTCGGCGTTGGACACGTTGGTCACTGCCGTGTTGTTGACCAGGCCGGTCACGCCCAGCACGGAATCGCCGATGTAGACCTGCTCGTCGGTGTCCATGTTGTGCTTGAGCTGCATGGCCTCGAACTTCTGTTGATCCACCGGGCGGCCGAGCTGCTGGGCAGCCATCAATTCGGGAAGCGTCCACCCCAGCTCGATACCCCACAGCGTCAGCGGGTTCGGCGTCTTGCCGATGTCCAGGCCAATGCCCTGGATAGCGGTGGTCTCCTTGCTGATCCAGTTCTTGCCGGCCGGCGAGGGGCCGCCTGCAGCAGCAAACGACGAGTTGGTGAACGACGAGACGTCATCAGTGATGGCCACGTCCTCGCGCAAGTCGATGTCACGCGACCAGGTGACCGACGCAAGAGGCATGTGCAGCGTCTGGTCGAGGCGTTCCAGTTCGCCCACCAGGAACACGCCGGTGCTGTCGATCGTACGTGCATCGAACGTCATCATGGCGTCGCGGGTGCGCGCGCGGATGACGGCCGGGGCGTTGACCATGGCGGTCGCGGCTGCCGCTGCCATGCGCGGAAGGATGATTTTGCTCATTCTGGGTGACCCCTTAGATGTTGTACGCGATCTCGACGTTGCCATTGGCATCGCCGGCGTTGGTAAAGATGGCGCCCGGGATGGCGATGGTATTGGCGCCGTCAGCCGCCGCTTCGATGCCGCCGATGGGCTTGCCAGCAGCTGCCGCAGCCACGCGCACGTAGACGACGCCGTTCAGCGCCGGCGTGCCGGCGTTGTTCTTCACGGTCATGTAACCGCGGCGCATGACGTCGCCGATGCCACTGGCGGGCGGCGTCGCGGTGCCCAGCGGATCGGACGCGGCGCCACCGGTCGTCGGATACGGACGCACCAGCAGACCGTATGCGGCGGTAGCTGCGTCGCCAGCGCCTAGCGGCACGAACTTGCCCCCGACGATCTTGCCGAACAGGCCATAGCCAGCGAACGGCGAGGCGGCGTTCAGCGCGATTGCCTCGACGGTCGATGCCGAGCGGCGCGAGATATCCCCGGGAATGCCCGAGGCCATGCGGAACAGGATTGCGTTGCCCATGTCGGGACTCCCTTGGTTATTGGCCGGATTGTTTGGCCCAGAATTCGGCGTTGCGCTTATTCATTTCGGCAATGCTGCTCGGCTTACCGAAATCCTTGGTTTTGGCCACGCTGTCGTGCGCGCGGCCGTTGTTCTGCGCCTTGATCAGCTCGCTGGCGCCCATGAAGGCAGCGTGCACCAGGCCGGCTGGCAGTTTCTCGAAGTCGGCCTGGTGGCCCCCAAGGAAAGGACTGATCGCGGCCCTGCCGGCGTCCGTTCCATAGGCAGTATCAAGCGCCTTGCGCTGGCACTTGCAGAGTGCAGCGGCGCGGTCCTTCGTGGAGGTGGCTGCATCGAACGTCGGCAGCTTGATCCCCGGTGCCAGGATCTCGGCGCGCGACGGGATGCTGGCCGCCGCGTCGCCGGTGTAAAGGTCGACTTCGGCCTGGTTCAGCTTCCCGGCCGTCTCGGCATTCGTCAGGTCGCCGTCATCGCCGGTCTTCCCTTCCTTTTCCTTGGCTTCGCGCGCCTCGCGCTCTTCCTCGGATTCCTCGTCGCGGGCCTCCATCTTGGTCATGCGGGCGTCCAGCGCCTTGACGGTCTTCAGGATCTCGCTCAGAGCGTCGCCTGTCTTGGCCTCTTTCTCTTTGGCCTCCCGCGCTTCACGCTCTTCATCCGACTCTTCGTCGTTGGCCTTGGCCTCTTCAAGCGCCTCTGCCATGGCCGCCTCATCACCAGCCTTGAAGGCGGTCATGATGCGGTCCCACACGGTGCGCTTGCCCTTGGGCTTGCTGTCAAAAGTCTTCATGTCTTCGGGTTCCTTATCGCCGATCGCGCAGCGCGGGCCACACCGGCCGCGCTCGACGAGGGCTACGTGGTTGACAACGATGTTCCGCTGTACCCCGCGGCCGGGTGATACCTGTTCGTAGTCGGCCTCATAGCCGAGGCTGACTTCTTCGATCTCGTCTTCCTGCACCGCCTTGATCGAGGCGGGATGCTTGATCAGCAGGTCCGCCACCAGCAGGTCGTCGGCCAGGCCCGTGCCGCGGCGCGGATTCAGCATCACGCCCTGGGTGAGCATGGCGAAGTTGGACGGCTGGACGAAGTCGTCGGGATGATCGAGTGTGACGTCCTTGCCCATGCAACTGGCCTGCGTCGCGTCGCGGAACACCTCTTCGGCCGTCCGGCTGATGCGGATCAGGCCGTCGGGGCCAGGTTCCACGGGCACCTCGCCTGGTCCGTACAGCATCTCGCCGGTCCGCGCGACAGGCACTTCCTCGCACAGCAGGAAGCCTTCCGGCGTCAGCGATCGCTTCGGGCCGAGCTTTTGAACGGTGTAGAAACGCATATCAGCGGTCCAGCAGGATCTCGCAGACGGCCATGACAAGGCCGGCGGCGATGGTCGGGAAAATGATCAGCGCGCAGACAATCAGTGCGGTGGAGACAGTGGCGGCCATGTCAGTCCTCAGGAATCACCGGTTCGGGGTAGCAGCGGCAGTTCGGGAACTGGCCGGCGTGGCCTTTCATCCCGTCGAGCGTGGGCGGGTCATCCCAGGCCACGAACTTGCCTTCCATTTCACGGTGCGACTCGCGCACGTCCCCGTCGTCAGAGGTTCGCCAGAAGTAGCCGGGCGATCCGACATGCAGCGCGCGCGCCTCGGTCAGTGTCGACGCGGTGCGTGCGACCTCAGTGCGCGCGATCAGATCGGCACGGCTTTTCGCCACGTCGCCCGATTCCTGTATGGCCTTCGATATCTCCGACGCACGTGTGCTGTCCTCGATCCCTTCGATGGTCAGCTTGTGCACGCGCTTCGCGGCGTCGAGCGGAATGGACTTGATCAGCGTCACCTGCTCGGCCATCAAAGCCTGCATGGTGGCGCCGATGGGCGCGGTCCGAATTTCCTGCCGCAGCGCGCGGGAGAGGTCTGCTGCGTTCTGCATCCAGGCCGACTCATCCCGCCGGTTCACCTCGGTCAGCATCTCGGCCGCGGCGCGCTCGGCCCACGGCGTCAGTGCCTCGGCGTACCGCTGCAGCAGCTGCTCAATCGTCGGCAGAACGCCGGGATCGCCAGGCGGAAAGCCATTGACCAACACGCCCACCTGCTGGGCGACCTGTCGGAGCTGCGTCCGATACAGCCGCTCGGCGCCGCGGGTCTTGACCGGGTTCTGGCGGCGCTTCTTCCGGTCGATCGTCAGGGTCAAGGGCCAACTCCGGGGCGGGCGGCGGTTCGTTCTCCGCCTCCGTGATCTGCTCGTCGGTGATGCTGGTGAAGATGCCGGTGCTGTGGCTCGACTGCCGCAGCTCCTTCATCGCGGTCGGCCGATCGATCAGATCGGCGTCATACGCTGTCGTGACGGCCTCCGCGGTCGTCTTCGCGTTTGTGGCCTTCTCGGTGTCTGAGAGCTGCCACAGCGAGGCGAACTGGTAGGCGAAGCCTTCCGGGGGCTTGGTGCCCAACTCGGAACGGATCACGACGTCATAGAGCCGCGTCACCGGACTGCGCAGGCGGCGCTCCTGCTGCTGCTTCGTGTTGTCGTAGTAGGTCCGCAGGTCGGACTCGCCAGAACTGTTGAGCCCGGCCGGCGACTGGCCGAACAGGCGCACCAGCGGAATCTGCGACGCGCCGGACAGTTGCTGGCCGAACTGCATCAGCACGTTGTCGAGGCCCGAGAACGTGTACTGGTGTGCGTCAAACGTGTCCTTTCCATCGATGATCGTCAGGCCCTCGTTCGTCTGGAACCTCCGGATCATCTCCATCTGCGCGAGCAGGCCATCCAGCGCCGGGCCGCCCGCCGCAATGATCGAGCGCAGGCCGTCGATGCTGATCGTGCGCAGGTGCGCCTTGTAGACCAGCTGTGCCGCGCCGATGGTCGTGCTGTCGAACGCCACGAGACGGTCGATTAGGCGCTCGATGACCGACTGACCCCACAGGTTCTCGCTGATCTTCTGCCAGTACGGCAGATCGACGCCGTCGATGCGCAGCACGCGGCTGTAGTGGATCCGCTGCCGGCGCAGCGCCATGCTATCGGCCACCACGTCGTAGTAGCGCGGCATGCCCATGTCCGGGCCCATCTCGGTGACCAGGTCCTCGAGCGTCGGCTGCACCAGCCAGCGGTCCAGCACGTACAGGCCCTTGAACTGGTCCTTGCCAATCGTCTCCGTCCGCAGCGGCGTTGCAGGGTTCTGCCCGTCGATCAGCATCACGGCGAGTGCGCCACCGTACAGGCGGCCCCACTTGATGGTGTCGTTGATGCGGTCCCACAGCGCCATCTGCTCGAAGGCGGTATTCAGCTTCGACTGATCGGCCGGGTCGAGGTCCGAGTCGATCTCGGTGCCCTGCCGCGTCATGTCGTCGGCGACGCAGTCCACCACTGCGCCGACCACCCACGACGAGCGGTACATCGCCTCGAGCTGCAGCCGGTTGCGGCTGGTGAAGTCGAAGCCGTAGCTGAACTGGCTGGCCTGATTGGCCGTGCTGAGCCCGACGCGCGCCTCGAAGTTCTGGAAGCTGTCGCCGCTCAGCCAGCGCTTGCCGGAGGCCTGCGCCTGCTGCATGGCGGCCACTGGCACGCCCATGCGCGCGTCGCGCACAGTCTTTCGGTCTTTG